TTCTTCATACACCCCACGACTGCCCCCCACGATGAGGTCGATGTCCAGCTCCCGCGACTCCTGCCGCAAGCGATCGGCCAGTTCCTTGCGGTCCCGCATTACCTGCGACACCGAAATACCCAGAGACGTGGCGATCTCGTCCAGAGGGACCCGGCGCATCAGCATCCGATGCAGCAGATTGAGCCGGTATTCGCGTTCATAGACAGAGGAGCGCCGCCCGACTTGCTGGAGACGAGCGGAGGGAGAGAACTCGCCGGCTGGTCCGCCCGCATCCCCTAAATCCGTAAACGACGATTCCTCCCTGCGGGGAGGAATGCTTATCGCGGGGGCCGTGGCAGCTTCCTGTACCTCTGCGTTGATGTCCGCTACGTCGTCGCCACTGGATGCGTTACTCATGCTGCTACTGCTGAATGCCATGCCCTTGCGGACATTCACTCGACGGCGACGGATGCGGCCGTCCGTTTCGGGGGCATCCATGTTCATCTCCTTGCCATCAGGGTAGAGAACATCAGCCATCGGGAAGTATCGTGCATCCCGTAGAAGCCGATGTCGTCCAGTACGTAATATAGATCGTCGTGTTCGACACACCACATGGAGTTGCGCAGCGCCGCAGTCTTGGCTTCGATCTCTTCCGCGGTGTATCCGTTGTCCATGCGGAACTGGATGTACTCGTCGTGCTCCACATGATGGTTGCTGCGGGTCTCGGTGTGCTCTTTCTGCCCCAGGATCAGCACCCCTCCTTTCCTCAAGTGGGCGTAGGCCCATTCCAGTACCCCGCGCTTTTGCGCATTGGGGATGAACTGAAGAACGTAGAGCATACTGATTACGTCGAATTGCTGGCCGAGGTCCGGGAGCGTGGTCACGTCCTGTTCGACACACAGGATGTGCGGGAACTCCTCCTTGATACGTGCCACCATCGGCGCCGATTTCTCCATGGCGTAACACCCCAGCCAACGGGCCTCCTCCGTGTTTTGCAATTGATTGCAAATCTCACGAAGGAAATGCCCGCGACTCGCCCCCACGTCCAGGACATCCATCGGACGGCCGACGAACATCCTTTTCAGCAATGCCGCATGCAGGCGATGGACCTCCGCATACATGGGGATCGAGCGCAGCGCCATCGACGGGAAAATCGCAGCAACCTCTTCATCGAATTCAAACACGTCCCGGCGTTTCGGGAAATGCACCTCGTCCTTACCTTCTTCCTGTACCAGAGACATTGAATGATCCTCCATAGGTCTGAGGCATTCTATGCCCCGGTGCATGGCTAGGGCAATGGCTTTCGAGGTTCCGTAAGCCCCATGGCCGCAGACAGATCATAGTACCGATTCACCTTGTCCCTCTTGCGCTGCATGGCGGGAACGGACGGGGTGTAGTCCAGGTTGAATTCGTGGTTCAGCATCATGATGAGGCCATTGAAGTCGTTCATCTCCGCATGCAGTCTTTCCTTGTTACTCTCCTCGCGCCCTGGCTGCACCTCGTCCATGCCAAACTGCTGGCATTTCAACGCCATCTGTGCCGCCTCGCCCGCTTCCTCTGCCAACTTCCCCAACAGGTACTGCAGTCTCGTCATCATCGCACACCTCCTCCTGTCGCCTTTCGATATAGTCTTCCAGCATCTCGCAGTAAGGAAAGTCACACAGCGGGCCGTCAACGTGCACGCAGCTTCCCGCGGCTTCGTCCAGGTACAGAGGACACTCGCGCACCGGGTCGTCTCTCCCGCATAGCCACCTCCACATCCTGCGCAAAGACGGGGTCATGGTATCTTCCTCCCGAGTCTCTTGCCGAAGCACTTCTTTGCATACTCTACCAATCCCATGGTGCTTCCGTCCTGGTAGGGCAAGTCGAACTCCAGCTCCAGTGCCTGCCCGACCACCGCAACGTTGGTTCCTTTAGGACTGGCGGCTTTCCAGTAGAAGACGTTCCCTCCCGGCCACGTGTCGAAGCTGTTCCACAACCGGGAGAACATGGCACGGGCTGTGTCGGGTGTCTCGAACTTCTGTATCTTGGGAGACCGCATCACGTCCCCCACGCGCACCATGGGTTCAGAGTCAAATACGAAATAGTTGGCATTGCGGATACCACCGTACTCGTACTCGAAGTCGCTGCTATCCCTGCACGTCCCGTAGATGACGGTATCCTTGTCACTGAGCGCGTGGCATATCGCCAGAACGCACATACGGTCTTTGGGGAAGGGTACGGAATTCAGGACAGAACTCAAAAAGATCGAGGAGAACTTGCGCCCGTCCGCGATCTCATCCAGGAACCTTTTCGCCTCCCGTTTCGATAGTTCCGGGCAAACCTTGCCCTTGTCTTTGGTCATGTCGATCCGGTACGGCTCAAAATCGATACATTGCATGCCTTTTCCGGTCAAGAAAGGAGCGACCTTGCCGAGCCCTGCCCCGAAGTCCAGAATCCATTCCTGGCCGTGTAATTGCCGGAAATGTCGCCAATAGTCGAGCGTGTAGGAGTCCTTGTCGGGCAAGGTGCGGCAACCGTTGGCCCAGAACCGGTAGCTCTTCGGGACTACGCCACGATTGTTCTGCGGGCGACGGAAGGCCGAGTAGCGCAGGATGTCGGAAAACTCCTGATCCACATTGAAATCCATGGAGAGATAGTTCAGGAAGTGCGTTGCGACCAGCGCCATATCATCCGGGATGGTGATCACCGGCCAGCTTTTGTGCCCATCCTCCTTGGCGGCGAGCAACCGGAATACCCCATTCACCACCTGTCCGCTCTCGGAGAGAACCACCGGCATTTCGATCCCCAGGCGGTAGAGGCTCTTCGCCATCTCGATCGCCTTCTTGTCGTACCGGTCCGCCAACTCTTTTCCGATCCCGGAGATTTTCGTGTTCCGGGACAGAAGGGCAGGCCACTTCTCCCCCTGGAAGTCCTCCAATTCCTCGGCCGCTTCGACCACATCCGCGTAGTGAAGCTGGCTCCCTGCCTTATGCCCAGTGTCGAAGGCGCTGAAGTCATTCGTCGCCCGGTTTGCAATGATGTTGAAACCAGACTGATCCTTGTCCTGGATGTCGACATACACAACAGGAACGGTCTTGTAGCCAAGGCTGCGGGCGCACGCTGTCCGTTGATGACCAGAAAGCAGCATACCGTCCGGGCGGGCGTAGATAGGTTGGATGAATCCCAGCTTCTGTAGGCTCAGCCGTAGCAAAGCCATGCGTGCCTGATCCGGCTTTCGTGGATTCTTCGGATCGTCCCACAATCCATCAATGGCAACACTCTCGACCTTCATGCGTCTCTCCTGGCCTCTCGGCATTGTTCTGTTGCGGAGCGTCCGCTTTCTTTTTGTCCTTCTGGGCACGGCGGTTCCTCCTGGCCCGTTCCCTCCATGCCTCCGCTCCGTGTTCCTCGATGTACCGCTCCCTGTAGGCGCGCTGTCTCTCCGCCCCGCTAAGTCCCTCCCCCGCTCGGCGATCGCTGTATCGGATTCTCTCGTGTCCTTTGCGGCGGGACGGGCTCTCTTCGGGTTCTTTCAGCGCAGGGATCAAGTGATGCCACATGCTCCACTCCTTTTTGCAATCGACTGCAAACCGGATATGCGTTAGTCGGCAACGTCTACCGAACGTCTCCTACGGACACGCTGCGCCGCCTCTACTGCTCCTTCCGTGATCCCCAATCGTTGCTTGATGTCTGCCACGATGTTGTCTTCGCTGTAGTCATGCAGCGCCCGCAGCCCGTCCACCCATCGACGGTAGTCCGACACTTGAAGGAAGAACACGATCTCCCCCATCACGAAGCGTGCGGTACTCGGAGCGCGACGTTCTACATTGCGCGCTCGTTCCTGTTCTTCGCTACCTGTCAGTCCTTCCGTGGATAGGCAATCCCCGCTGACCATATCGGACAGGCAATCGATCTCCGCATGTGTCCACCCGAAGTTGGTGAAGTCAATCCCCGAATCGTTGAGACTCTGAATCTCCCCGGCCAGGAGGTCAAAATCCCATCGTGCAAGCTCACTGACCTTGTTGTCGATCAAGCGGAATGCGTTGATCTGGGCATCGGTAAGGTGCTCTGCCCGAATGGCAGGAACCTCCGACAGCCCGAGTGTCTTTGCCGCCTCGACCCGCGTATGTCCCGCAACGAGGACGTTGTTCTGATCCACGACTACAGGTACGAGGAAACCGAAACTCTTGATCGAGTTCGCCACAGACTCCACTGCGGCAGCATTGTCTCTGGGGTTGCGTGCATACGGCTGAAGTTCATGCAGGTCCTGGTAGAACATCTGCACCCTGGCGTTACGGTTATCTCCTTCGCCCGTGGTCCTGCTGCGCCTCGTCCGTCCATTGCCTTGTCTAGCCATTACAGTCTCCTGCTACAAACAAAAAAAAGGCGTACCCCCGAGAGGATACGCCCATGCTTGTGACGGTGAAAGGCGGGTCAGGCGCGGGCGGAAGCGCGGGCCGGCTTGCCTGCCGTACGCCCCGGCTTAGCCGTCGCTGCGGCGGCGGCGCGACGAGACGCCTTCGCATCTTCCTTGGTTGCCGGAGCGTCATCCATCGGATGCTCCGCCGCCCACTCCATGACGATATGCTCGAAAGCCTGTTCCATCTTCTTGAAGCCCATCGAGGCCATAGTCGACTCCAGGACTTGCTTCACGCCTTCGGCTTGGTCCTCGAAGAGCTTGAAGAGGAACTTCACCGTCTTCTTCTTCTCGCCCTTGGTGCCGCCGACCTCGGTATAGGTCTCGCGGATGGTTTCGGAGAGTTCGGTCACCGACTGCTCACCCGCCGCGCCGACCAGCTCTTCGCCGATCTCGCCGACCTTGTCGATCTCCACCCCGGCCTTGATCTGATCCTTCAGGACGCGGGCAATCTTGCTCGCCTTGGTCCAGCCGATCTCCGCGACCGTATCGCCGGAGAGGCCGGCGAGGTTGAAGTTGACGTAGATGCTGATCAGCTCCATGGCCTTGCGGTAGTCCACGCCCAGTTGCTCTTGCGTGTAGAGCTGGAAGCCGCTGAGCTGGCCGATACTCGGGTTGGCGGTCTGGGTGTAGCGATCGTCCAGCGACTGGTACGCCTTGGACTTGCGCACATGGTAGAGCACGCCGCCGAGCTTGTAGTCCACCGAAGAGGACTCTTCGACCATCTCGCGGGCCAGATCGAGGAGTTCATCGCCCGCTTCTTCCACGAGCTTCAGGATTTCCTCGTCTTCCTGCTCGATGTCGACATCCAGCGGATCGATCTTCTCCACCGGCTCCGCCTTGGCTTTCGCCTTGGCCGCAGGTTTGGCCTTGCCCTTTACCGTAGCCTTCGCTGCCTTCGCTGCGGGCTTCGCACGGCCCTTCACCTCGGGCTCCTCCGCCGCCGCGGGCTTCGCACTGGCCTTGGCGCCGCGAGTACGGGTCGCCGGCTTCTCCTCGGCAGGAGGCGCTTCCTCCTCGGCAAGCTCCACTTCGTCGGCGAAGACATCAACCAGGACGGTTTCGGGATTGCTCTTGCTCACCCGCTTCTTCTCGTCGAAGGCGGGGTTCTGGATGCGAAACGACAGCGTATCGGGGTCGTCACCATCCGGGCCACCGACTTCTTCCACCGTGTAGATTTCCCCTTCTTCGAGAACACGGTCCTTCTCCTCCGTGCTGTCGTCGTAACCGAGGAATTTGACCTTGTCGCCCACTTCAAATTGAGAATCAGCCATGATTCGACCCTTCCATGTGATTGGTTTTGGTACCGATGTTTGCTTCTGGAGCAACTGCATCGTACCGTTATTTGCAATCGATTGCAACTACAGCTACGTTCGATTGCCCTTCCACCTCATCTGCCCGGTACTACTTCAAAGCCTGTTATTGCTTGCTGCTGCGGGTTGCCTCTGGTGCGAGGTAGTAGTTTACGATTACAGAACGCTTCTCCGGCTATCAGAAGCCCGTAGGCGTCCGCCTCATCGCTATTTACAAAAGACCGCCCGCGATGTTGGGCTAAGACTCGCATCATTGTACTCTTATCTGCGTTCCCCTTTCCGGTCACGAAGAGTTTCAGGCTCGAAGGAGGAACCATGATCATCCCGATCCCTACGCGCCATAGATACAACTTCAGTACCCCTCCAAGCTCCCCTATGTGAAATACCTTACCGCGTGATCCCATGGAGTAGTCCTCATATACGACATACTCGGGCTCCACCATCCGCACGATTCCTGCTACCTTCTCTTCTACCCACGCCAGCCTTTCCGGCCCGCGAATGCCTTTAGGGGCGAACGTGCCAGTAACTACCCTCCCCCTTTGTCGATAGGCATATCCTAGAGAGGTCAGCGAAGGATCGATGGCAAGCATAGTTTTACTGGAAGCAAGAAACCCGAACCGCACAATCCTTCGCTGAAGGAGCGTCGATTTTCGGGCAAGGCCGGTAGGGCAGGGGTGCGGATTCGTCCGCGATGGATTGCTTATATATAAGCGCATCCTCGATATACTTGTCAAGTCGGTGAATGTTTCCCGGTACATCCACCAGGAACTCCCGGTACGGATTCTTGAAGGACCATGCCTTGTTCACGTACAGAATACTAACCTTGTCCGTGAGTGGGCGCCCCGCCTTGTGCATCAATTTCCAGTAGAAAAGAACCTGGATGATGTGGTCCGGGATGGGGCGCACCAGTTCCTTGAAGTCGTCCCCGTTAATGGACTTGATCTCCGTCACGTGGTAGGCCGCGTACTTGGCGAGGTACATCAGGAAGTCTGGATTCCCCACGATGCCGTACTCCTCGTCAGGGATGGGGACCTCCTCGTACCGGTAGGGGACGATCCCGCAGTGCGGGCACGTGTGTCTCCCCGTGATCTGGCTGTGCAGCATCGGGGCGGTGATTGTCTTTTTGCAGGGGCAAGACCAGCGACCGAACGCGCTCTCCGGGTGGTTCTCCACGAACCGTTGCCGCACGAAGTCGTGAATGGCGTCTCCTTGCCGAAAGGTAATGACCTCGGAGTCCCGCAGCCGCCGACCTGGGGGACGAGCATCGAGCCTCTTGACAAGGGCGAGCTGCCGGAGACACTTGTGGATGACATCGGACACGTGGAGATGGTCTCCTCCCCGGAAGGCGTCCACGATCGGGCGCATCCCCCGGAGCATCCCGGACACAATCTCCTCCTCTGCATCCACCGGCACCACCTTGGTTTCCGGGGGTTTACGGGCACGGGACACCCTGGCCGGGGAAGACCCCGATGGTGCCCTCACTCCACGGGGCGAAAGGATTCTGGCTCGGCTATTCATGGTCGTCTTGTGCGCTCAGCATGTCCAACACGTAGAGAGGGACCACCGCTACGGAAACCCGCTGGCGGGGATCGGCATTGTTCAATTCTACCACGATCACTGGCATCTCGTCTGACGACAGCGCCGCGTCCTCGATCTTCCTCACCATCTCCACCGTCACGGAGAAAGAACGATTCTTGGTGGTCTTCGCCTCCACCCGGACCACTCGTTTCCTGCGAGCGTCCCCCTTCTCGAAGAGCTTGGCTCC